TACCATACTCCGCCATAGTGAGTTGGTTCAAGACATCTCGTTGGCCTTGCTGAGAGTTGTAATAATCCTGAAGACCCATGCGAGCAGCATCAAACCCAAAGCCTTGCTCCGCAAGACTACGCTGGAACCCGAACTGTTGTTGGCCTCGGGTAAGATCAGCACCCAATCCGAACTGAGCAAGCTGTTGCTGCTGGAACCGATCAAGACCTTGCTGTTCACCCGAGAACGCAAGGTTCTCACGTTGACGCTGGAGATCAAGAGCCATCTGCTCACGAGCAAGCTGAGCTTGAATACCTGCGTTGATACCTGCACCAGCTTGTCTCAGACCTTCCATTGTCTGCTGGTTCATGATGTCGCGCTCTTGCATCAAACCTTGGTTCAAGGCCCCCATGTTCTCGGACTGGGTACGTCCGTAGGTCTGGGCATCTGCTTGGGCAATCGGCATAGCGGCTTCAAGCGAGCTACGCTCGGCACTACCTGCTGCAATCGAACTGTTGAGAAGACCACGGCGATTAGCCGTTTCCAGTCCACGCCTAGCGGCGTTTTGCATGTAAGCCCCACCACGGTTCATCAAGCCTTGCATCTGGTTCTGGACAAGCTCGTTACCCGTCACGTTGCGGGTGTACGCTCGGTTGTCTGTACCGTAGATACCTTGGGCTTGAGAGTTACGCGGCGGAACGACCTGTTGATAAAGTCCTCGACTCCCGAGAGTACCTGTCGTACCCCACTGGGAGTTCGTGTTTGTATTGGTATTTGACACCAACTCAACCATTTGGTCACATCTCCTTGTGTGTTATTAAGGGGTGAAGCGGGAGCCGTTAAGCGTCCCGCTTACCTCCGTTCTGGTACTGGACAAGTAGAACTTGGTACACCGTCGGGGGTACAAGTGTCTTCTTGGTTTCATCCCGCTTGATACGGAACGAAAGGCACCGGCCATCCTTGGCGACATTTGCCATCGTGGTAGATGGCTTCAAGTCGTCACTCACCGTAGCCGCTGGATTACGCGGAAGGGAGATGTTGACATCAGTGGCTGAGTACGAGTCTTCGTCGTAGTCAGCACCGACCGTAATAGTATACGGTCCATAACCTTTCGTCAAGCCATCTGCCCGAACTTTTCGTACAGTCGTATCTCGGAACGGGTCTTTGTAGAAGAACGCCGTATCGAAGAACGCATCGAACCAATCACCGTCGAATCCGTATCCCTTCTCAAACTCGTAGACGTACCTTGAGTCCGATGCTGAGATCGCGGAGCGAGGGCTGTAGTGGGCCATGTGGATTCGCTCTTGGCCGTTACCATCTACTTGCGAGGAGTGAGCAATCGGCACAAGGAACTCGTCCTTGTCTTCGTTGAGGTAGTACAAGGCGTAGGTGAATGCCAAGCTGCCATCACCGTTCATAGTCAAGATCAACACTTTACCGTCTCGGAAGAAGATTCGGTATTGGTTCTTGGCTCGTACGGGAACAGCACACACAACCCCCGCACCTTGGTTCAACGAGAACAGGTTATCCGAACGAGTCATCCGAGGAAGAATCCAAGGGCTCACTTTCTGGCTGATACGAATACCCACGAAGTTGCCGTACTTCTGGCTTTGTTCCAGAGTTGAGATACCACGGTTATCACAGTACAACGGAATACCCATGTCCACAACCGTGTACTCAATCGCTCCGGTCTTGGGTGCCAGCGTCTCTACGTTGAACGTATCGGCACTATCTCCGAGGATGGTATAGATCGAGTTCTCACAGAACACACCGAGGGCTTTGCCACGCATCGCCAGCAAGCCGGTTACGCGGTCACCTACGCCCACTTCAGCAGCACCCGCTAGTCCATCAAAGTTCTCGGGTTCACCGGGCACAGAGAAGCGCACAGTGCCGTCCTTGTAGCCGAGGGCTAGGTGGTACTGGTGGAACTCTACGTGGCGTGGTTTATCCTCGTCGGGTACGATGGTATTGGTGTAGATAAACTGTAGGTACTGCTCTTCGTCGTTGTCATTGTCCGCGTCGAATGCGGCGAATGAGAAGGCTTTCCCCGCACCACTTACACCGTAGAACCCATCCCAGTCCTCGCGAGCGAAGAAGTTGGCTGTGATGAACTGGTAGCGAGAACCTTCCGCGATGATGTCCTTTAGGGCCGGTAGGCCGTTGAGTTCCATCGCCACGGTGCCGGTTGAGCCCACTACATCACCGACCTTACGGAGCAACGCACTGTCGAGGTAGATTTCATCCCCACCTCGGATCACCGTCTTGAAGTCAGAGCCAGTCGTTACCGACTGAATGTTGACTACTTGAAGATCACCTTTGGCCGTACCGTCGCGAAGTTGGCCCGAAGTCACTGTGTTCTTTACCAAGTCGAAGGTCAGAACCTTCGAGCCCTCCTTGACGTAGTAGCGAGCCGAAGGCTCGTCGTAGTGGACACGGATCACAAGGGAATCGAAGCTCAAGCGAGTAGCACCCACAAGACCAAAGGGGTCGGCAGAGGTAGCGCTTGTATCAACACCCGGAGTTGGGTTGGCTGCGTTCTCTCCGTACAACACCATCCCGAAGAACTGGTTGTCGAAGTCCTCCCGATCAAAATCAAGCAGACCAAACTGATCGGAAGAAGAACCAATAGTCAAAGTGACATCAGCCGCATCAGTATAGGTCAACTGAACATCGTGGTCAGTGACGCCTGTGCTAGTGGTGGACGTGTAAGACGAACGGACAGAAGGAAGAACAAGGGTGCTTGAACGCTTTTGACCCTTGGTAGTGAACTTCCCCGTCTCCGAATCGTATTGGCCGAACTGGGTAGAGCAAAGGAACAGGTTGTTAATCTGATTAATCAGTGCTGTTTCAGCATCTGCAATCGTGGCATAGGTGGCAATCGGCATCAAACCCCGACAACCAAACCCAACCTTGATCTTGGCCTCGATCTCGAACCCAGACACCTGAGCATCTCGGGGGATTTGATCGAAGATTGGACCAAGCCCAAGGAACATCATAGGGCTACGAGCCGATGAGAAGCCCGCTAAGGCGCTTCCACTAGCAGGCAATGGGATGGTAGGGACCGAGGCAAGCCGTTGGCTCACAGAGGCTGGCTGAGTACCTACAATCGCGTTAGCGATACGAGTAGTCAAACCATCGGTGACTTGGATACCGAAGTCAATGTCACCGATCAGGTAGTCGCCGTCATCAGTTTGCAGCTCAGAGTCGTCAACAGCGAACCCAGCAACATTCTTCCAGCCCGGTTCGTTGGGAGTAATTTGCGTGTTCTCGGGAGCAAGGTCAGTGCCGTTGTACCACTCGGCACTCAGTCCTTCCTTGTCATCTGTGCCGAACACAAAGTTGTTGTCGGCACTGCGCTCGACTTCTCGGAGTTCGTTAGAAAAAGAGAAGCCGTTTTCGTAGGAGAGTTTCCAGCCGGTTTCGATGTATTCCCAGCCAGCAGTGGGTTCAGGCTTAGACCGCCACAGCCCAGCGTACCACGCTTGTTCTTGAGTGGCTGCAAACTCCGCAACATCCGTCAGAATAACGGTAGGCGCGGGGGTCAATACACTTGGCACTTCCTCCAGAACAGAGAAGGTGTCTCCGACTGCGGGTACGCTGGGAGACTTTATCGTAGCTGCTCCGTTGTAGAACTCTAGCGGCTCAAGCAGCAGCGCGTCAACAGCTTCATCCACCGACAGAACCCGGTAGACAGCCTCATAAGTACCAAACGGAGCAGAACCAATGATGTCGTTAGGGGATACTTTATCCAGCCCAAGGTATGTGAGCCCGGCAACCACCTCATCAGCCACAACGTACAACCGATCCCGATACCAATGAGTCCCGATGGGCTGAGAAGGCAAAGCGTCGATTCGCGAACGAAGGGCTGCGTTCAGCGTTTGATATCGGGTGTACAGAACCGAGGCATCTGCGTAAGCAAGCGCGGGAACCGTAGACTCTTTGTACTTCTCGACTGCAATCACTTCAGCAGTTCCGGTAGTGATTGGGCTAATGTCCCAAGTAACCGTGTCACCGGGACTAGGTTCAAGCTCTGCTTCAGTTCTTCCGTATACAACGTAGGTGATTGGGTTCAGCGGGTCACTGTTGTCAGTACCTGACTGGATAGCAACACCGAGTATCTGGTTGGGTGCGTTGAAGATTCTACGAGGGCCGTCAGGAGGGCCAAGGGTGTCGTTCTCGTAGATCATCACCCAAAACTCCACCTGATCCGGGGAGAGCGATCCATCAAACCGATCAAACCCGGCTACCGTCTGATAGCCGAGTCGATCCACAACCTCAAAGTTCTCACAATCCCGAAGGGCACCCTTGTCCACCATCAAGTTGGAGGACACCAGATCAAGACCGGAGTTAAGGGTGATCCCGTCGTTCTCCAGTTCTACCGGAGGGTTCACTTTAGAATTGACACTCCTCATATCGGTTAGCACCCCACTTCAGTTCAGGTAGTTTGTTGACGTTAAGACGGTTCTTGTACAAGTTGTACCTACGCTCGGCACGAGCGAACACTTGAGGTTTCTCGTCGTAGTCTGCGTAGTTCATCAAGGCTCGATACACGATAACGTCGTGATATTCCACCGGACATGCCGGTTCATCGTCATCGTCTACAAGCGTCTGGGGGATAGTTGTGTACGTAAAGGTCAAGCGGTAACGCTTGTTGGGGCGAGGGAAGAACGTGTAGTGACCGTCAGGTGTCTCGGCAATGTACGTCGGAGTTCCGAAGTACCCCGTGCCTTGGTTTGCTATGTTCTGGTATTCCTCGAACGAAATCCACTTGAGACGGTTACGATCCGCTCCAGTCTCAGGGTCAACGATGTAGAACGAAGACTTGCTGACTTCGTAGCTGCCTGTCGTATCCGTGACCAAGTCGTAATACGCTTCCCATCGCACCTTGAACACATTCACATTCAA